AAGGATATATAAGTAAACCTACAACTAATAATCTAAGAAAAGTATTTATTTTGCTGATATTCACTCCTGCGTAGAGTGTATTATATCATAAAATATTAAGGCAAATCGTCTTCTGTTAATTCCCAGCTAATGTGATATTGTTGATGAAAGTTTGCTTGTGATGAAACTTTATTTCTTTTTTTCTTTTTAGGTTTGCCATACTTAGCTTGGTTTAACTTATTATAGCTAACGAGACCTGCTGACATTTTTCCTAAGTAACTTTGTAAATCATACATAAGAGATACATAGTATCATTATAATTTCTTAAGAGTGGTTTATTTATATTAAATCTTTGTTTCTAAATATCAGCTATCGACAACAATTCGCTTCTATCCAAGCTAATCTAGTTTGTATTTCTCTGACTACCATTAAATCTTGTTCTTGGTCCATAAGTTCTGATTCAAGACGAATAACTTGTCTTTTAATTTCGTCCCATTCCCATTTTTCAATTTGAACATATTGGTTAGTATCATTAGTTACTTCTAATTTCTGCACTTTCTCAAACAGAACAGCAATATCTCCTTGAACATAAGTACTCTCTTTAAGAGCAGTAAATTCATACTCTATATTGTTCATTCTGTCATCAATGCCTTGAAGAGTGTTTACTATTTCACCAGCAGTTGATAAACCTGTTCCTATTGTTCCCATAAGAGCTAGAGCAGTTGCTATTAAACCTAGATTATCTTTTATTTTTTTAAACATTATATTCTATGGCGTGTCCTTCTTTAACCATTAACTGATTAATATCAACACCGTTGTTAAAAAATGTACCAAGAACTCTACCGTACTTACCAGTACCATGAGATTGTAATTCTATGTCGTCTGATAGCTCTAAAGTGTCAACTAAAAAACTTTTTGCAGCCAACCCTCTTGCTTTCTCTTCCAAATCTCTTGTTCGTGATTCTGGAGCATTAATGCCCATGAGTCGAACACGACATTTATGCCACACATTAAAACCCAAATCAATTCTAACATCTACTGTATCTCCATCTACTACTCTTAATACCTCTACTTTGTAATAATACATTACTTACTTTTACCCGTTACAGAAGCCAAAGCTCTTCTTTGCTTTCTGTTAAGGTTAGGGTAAATTTGTTTAGGCATTGTTTTAATTTTCTTCATATAAATATTTTAGAGTATAAACGACAACGGAGCGGTTAAACCGCCCCGAAGTCCACGCACACCTGCACTCTTTCGAGCGCTCTCATTTCTGAGACCTTAACCCTTTGGTATTTTCGACATAAAGTCGAATGGTGCGTCTTCCAGTGCGTTCTGGATGACTGCAACAAGGGCTGATGCTCCGGCTATTAAGCCAGCCATCAAAACATCTGCTTCAAACATTCCTGCTTGATTAGCCATTAGTACACCAGCAAATACTTGCACGGCAGTTCTAATAGCTCTTATAGCTACATCTTTCCAGTAACTATTCTTAATTGGTTTCTTTTTAGCTTTTGCCAAAATATCTCCTAACTTTTTTGATACGCGAAGCTAGTATCCCATGTAATCTTACCAACTATACCGTCAGCTTTTAATCCATGTTCTTTTTGGAAAGCAATACATCTCTGTTCTGACTTTCCTCCATATATACCATCTCCACTGAGTCCAACAGCTTTTTGCCAATCAGACACATCTTTTCCTCTAATTAAAGGTGCATTGCGCTTAAACAATCTACCCGGCCATTTAGGCACTACAGAGAAATCGTAAATTTGTGTTTCTTTTTTTTCTTCTTCTACTTCTTCAAATTCTGTATCGACATCATCATATTCTTCAACAGTGTCAACCATACCTTTCATGTAAGCAAAGAATTTATCCCAATCAAAGTTTGCACCGGGGTCAGTTCTTCTACCCGGGTCGCATTCTGCATGTGATATAAAACCTTTTTTTCCTGCATTCCACTCATCTATAGTTACTCTCTTCATAGGAATATCATAGAGTTTTGCTTTTTCTGCACACCAACTAGCTGATAGGGCGATTACTGCTTCTTCAAAAACAGGGTCTTCGCCCCACTTACCAGCAAAGTAGGCAATCTCTAATCCTAAAGATTTACTATTTGAACCTCTACAATGAAACGCTGTAAAGTCATCTGGGACTAATTCTACTATCTCTTCATCATCAATTACTACATGAGCAGAAGCTGTTCTGTCAGTAGTTGACAAGTATTTCGCAATGTTTACTGCTTTTTTTCCACCTTCAGCAGTGTGCACCACGATTCCTTGAATTTCCTTAGAGCGTGTAGGATAGTATTGCCCTCTCTTACCGTTACTGCGTAACTTAGCATTAGGGTTCTCATTTTCTACTAAATAAGACATTTGTCTCCTATATAATTATATTTACTAATTGTATCACAGCTAGTAACAGAACAAGTTTTTCTAGTCTTGAAGCTTTGTCGGACACTTCTTTTATATCTTTTTTATATTGTTCTGATTTTTTAATAAACTTTATCTCTGTTCCGCGAACAAACTCTTCTAAATCTTTTTTAAGTTTATTTATAGATTTAAACAATTCTGCTCCATCCATTATAGAACTTGCATATTATCCCAAGGAAGTTTGTTATCCTCGTTTTTTACAGTAAAAGTAAGAGTTCCAGAGAACGAGTTTTTACCACTTAAAGACTCAAACCATTCCGAACCACCATCAACAGACGGTGCTTGCATAAGAGTACGCTGACCCTCATTTATAACAAACAAATGATGATAATGACCGGATAGCAAAATGTCTACATCACCTGCATCTGTTTTACCAAATGCTTGTCCAGATAGCCAAGCTACAGCTTTCTGGTGTGAGTATTTCCCGCCCGTACGAAATTGGTGGCCATGAGCTGCCCCTAGAATGACACCATCGATGTCTAAAGTTAGATATAGCTCATTATCGGGTATAACAAAAGATACATGCTTAAACGCTTTATTTTCTGCAAGAATTTCTTGTGCATGGTCAAATATAGAAACATCCATATTATCACCCCAATTAGTAAAAGCTTTACCGTTCTTACGATTTTCACCATGATTTCCGGGAACGCAGACTACAACTACTTTATCAAATTCTGGTGCCCATTCTTTTAGTGCCTTAACTAAAAGTCTTCTAGCTACCATTTCTTGACGGCGTTGGTCGAGCTCGACTGAGAAATTTTGCATGGCGTAATGGTCTCCACACCCTTCAACGAGGTCACCTAATCCAAACACATAAAGTTTGTTTATAGGATTACCAGCTTTACGAAGCTCTTTCACTCTGTCTAAAACATCGGGTATCATTTGAGTTATTCTCTTAACAATTCCCTCTGTTCCATCTCCATCGCGTTTTCCCATTTGCCAATCTGATAAGCAAACAACCATGCTACCGTTTTCTTTTGTTTTAAGTTTACGAGCAGGTTTTTTAACTTTTTTAATTTCTGCTACTAGCTTGTCAAAGTCTAAATCATTTTCTAAATGTTTTTTAGACCTAACATCTGCTTTGTAATAGAACATTCTTTGAACGCCCTCAGATGTTTGCATATCCCATGTTCTAACATGAACTGGCTCTATAATTTCAAACTCATTAGGGTCAAACCCTAACAGTGAAATATACTCATCCCATTTTTTACTGGCTTCTTTTTTAGATTTTACAGGTCCAGAACTTACAAAACTTTTACCACCATTAAGAACAATTCCCGGTTCCCAACCTTTGGGATGTTCTTTTTTATCTTTAGTAGCGTTTTGTATTGACCTTACAGCTTTTGCGTATTCATCAAGACCGCTCATCAAGCGCTTCCTTTAGCTGGTGACGAAGAGTATGTATGGATAAAGGACAACTTTTTTCCTTTATTAACCATCTTGCTACTGTACTTACAGAATAACCTTTACTTATACCTGTAACAGCTTCTTCCCAGAGTTTTTCGTTCTCTGATGTTTTTTCTCTCCATGCAACCCTGCTAGATTGGCTTTTTTCGTCTTTAGCAAATTCTTCTAAAGCACTCATACTTTTATTCTTCTTCTACAGAAGCAGGTGCTTGTGCTGGTTGATTAGCTTGTAAAATGCTTCTAAACCTAGAATTTTCTATCTCTTTATTTGCTACTTTTGCACCTAAGTCTCTTATAGTTGCATCTGCTTGTTGTATTTGTTGAAGTAAAGATGAAACTGCATTACGCAATTGCTCTTCATTCATATCTTCGAGTTTGACATTATCAGCCATTTATCCTCCAATTAACTATTACTAACTACTAGTTTAGCATAGAAATTGTGGGCTGTTGGTATTTAGATTGTTTTAATTATTTGTCAAATTGCTTACAGATTTTTAGATAAAGGTTTACCATATCATCTGCATCTTGTACAAGATTAATTCCTTTAATTCGCATATAATTAAACTGTTTTAACACAGTTTCTTTAAATTGCTCATCATCAATTAACTCATCAATTGCATCTTCGCGTTTTGTCCCGTCTGGGAATTGTGGTATATTCATAAACTACATTGTAGCATATAAAAAGCGAAAGACCCGATATGTGGTGGTTCGGGTCTTTCTTACCTAATGGTGGTTAGGTTAAATCTTTATTTATTATATCATATTATTTTATTTAGTTGTTATTAATCCTCATCTAATACCCAACCTTGTGTATTGTCAGATTCGTATAATTCTTCATCCCAAAGATATGATTTTCCATCTCCTCTTGGTCTGTCAAAAGGTGGTTCCCAAATTAGTGTATCTTCATTTAGTGTCCAACTATTAAAAGGTTGTGGTGGAATAAAAACATCATTTACTTCATCATAAGTTCCATCTATTTCTGCATAATTGCCTCTAAAAGGTGTTCCATCAAGTAAATGAGTATTCATTTGAGTATTGTACGATGTTCTTTTAACATCAACTGCTTCTGGGTGTATATTTATAATTTCTGCTAAATATTTTTCTTCCCAATCTACAAGTTCTCCATTTATAAGTTCATCTTCATCTCTACCAGTAATTACATTTATTACTATATTGTTTTCATCTAAAATTGCATAATGAGCCATATTAACTAAACCTTATTGTTCCACTACCACCTGTAAAAGTAGTAGATTTAGTTCCATCACCGTGTGTAGTTGTTGATTCATTTAAAGTATTATTTACATCGACTAATGTATATGCATCTGGATATCTTAAAACTACTATTCCACTTCCACCACCACCAGTACCACCAGCACCGAAAATAAAATCTCTACCACCTCCGCCACCACCACCTGTGTTAGTTGCACCGCTACCACCGTTACCGCCAGAATTAGCACCACCACCACCTCCACCAGCTCCTCCGCCACCTATACCACCACCACCAGAGTTACAACCTTTTCCTCCACCACCAGCTCTTATTGTGTTAGTTCCAGTAATTGTACTGTAATGTCCACTACCACCACTATTTGAAGAGCTACCACCTTGACTAGCACCACCACCACCACCATAGTTACCATTGTTACCTTGACCAGATATACCACTACCATATCTAGCACCTCCAGAACCACCACTTCCTCCACCACCATTGTATCCACCACCACCACCACCTTGTGTGCAACTTATTGTTGATGTACCTACAAATGAACTTGTTCCACCACCACCACCTACTGCTACCGAATAATCTGTACCTGATACAAGTGTTTGTCCAGTTTCTACAGCAGCGTTTCCACCAGATATATTTCCAGTACCCCAAGAAGTTCTATAACCTCCAGCACCTCCTCCACCACCGTTATCATTACCACCACCGCCACCGCCAGCTATTACTAAATAATCAACAGTAAATTCTGATGGACCTCCACCTGCAAATACAAATCCTGCGGCACTACTTTTTAAAGGCATATTACTCCTTAGCTAAAATCTTGTACTGCATTTAAAAATACATTACTAGCGTCTGCATCAAAGAATAAGAAAGTTACTAAATCTATACCACCAAGTGTTGATGACATTGTAAATCCTGCACCACCAGCTGTTTTTACAGTTGCCGCAGAAGTATTTACTGTTACTGCGTCTATTGCAACAGTATATGCTGATGAAGCATCTTGTGTAATTTTTATTGTAAATCCAGCAGTACCATCTGTCGGTACATTTGTAAAGTCAATATCTGTTACATTTTCTGTAAGAGTTAATGAACCTGTATTACCATTTGATAAATCTATTGAAACTACACCAGATGTTGAAGATAATGCTACATCTTTTTCAGAATAATCTGTTAATTTAGCACCTACTACCTCACCATCTTTTAATAAAACACCATCTATTGTTACACCAGTAGCAGATGTTTTTTCATTTATTACATCTGTACTAAGTTGAGAGTCTTTTAATAAAACACCATCAACAGTAACACCAGCAGCACTGGTTAATTCTGATATTGTATCAACTTTTGGTGTAGATAATATTTCAACACCGTTACTTGATACTCTTTCTTCTATTTGGTCTACTTTGATTTTACCCATAAAATTTTATTCTCCTAGTCTATTCTAACACATATATCTGTTGGTATTGTTATTACAATACATCCAGCTGACCTTCTATTGTTACAACGCCTGTAAAAGCTAATGTTCCAAATAATCCTACATTTCTATCAGAAGGTATTGTTGCTGTAGCAGCTATAGTGTTTGAATTACTAAAACCTATACCATCAGTTTCTATACCTATACCAACAGCGTCAAATGTTGCTATCTTAGTTCCTGCAATATCAACATCTATTTCATCTGTCGTGGTTGCACCGATTTCTATGTTTGTATTACCATCTGCGTCTGAGATGATACTACCACCACCAATATCGGTCCAATCACCACTATTGTTTGTATTGTCTGTTCCAGTATAGACTTGCATCTTGGAATCAGTTTCATTGTAAATTATAAGTCCAGCAAATACATCAGCAGTTGCTAAAGCATTTCTTTCTGTTGTGCTAAATCTTGGTACTAATATACCATCTGCACCAGTTTCTGAACCATCAAAAAACTCGGCTAATCCATCTGAATCGCCATCTTCAAATCTTATTCTTACTGGTCTATTTCCGTATGATGTTGCCATTATTCAATCACATCCCATTGTTCTGTTTCTTCATTCCAATCGTAAATTTCTCCATCATCTGGATAATCTATTGGAGGTTTTGCATTTCCATTTTCATCTAAAACCCAAGAATCAAATGGTTTTGAACTTAAAAATTTATTTTCGGATTCATTGTAAGTGTCACCAATGAAAACTTTACCTGTACATTCTTTCCAGTATGTGTCATATCCGTATGTACTTTCTAATTTTTTAATAACTAAATCTTCTACATACTCATTATTTGATGAAAGGTTATAATCATCTGGTACATTTATTATTTGTTTAACTATGTTATTTGAGTTTAATTGTGCAAAATATTTCATTATGAGTACCTTATAATTACTATACCGTCAGAACCATTACCACCATTAGCACTACCTCCACCACATCCACCACCACCAGAACCATATCCAGTCGCATCATCTGCATCTGTATTATCAGAACTTGTACCATTGCCTCCGCCACCTGTACCACCTGTACCAGCTGTTGCAGAACCCCAAGTTCCTCCACCGCCACCACCAGCGTAAACTTGTGTTTGACCAGTTTGATAATCATTTGAAATACCATTACCGCCATCACCAGCATAACCACTATTCTGAGCACCAGAAGCTGCTTGTCCTGCTGCTGATGCACCACCTCCGCCACCACCGTGTCCAGCAGTACTGTCAGATGAACCTGCACCTCCATCATTACCTTGACCAGATATACCAGTACCAGCAGTAGTTGGATTAGTACCTGCACCTCCACCACCAGAGCCACCAACACCACCTGCGCGTGTTGAACCAGTAGTAATTCTAGTACCTCCACCACCACCACCAGTTAAAGTATTTCCAAAAAGTGTTGTATTACCTCCAGCACTAGCTGCTTGTCCTATACCAGTTGAACCAGTACCTCCACCACCTATTGTGATTGTGTAGCTACCAACACTAACTTCTTGTGTTCCAATTTTAGCCCCACCAGCACCACCTCCGCCGCCATGTGAGCCTCCGCCGCCACCACCACCAGCAACACCCAGCCATTCAACTGTTGCAGTTCCTTCTGAAACTGAAAAAGTACCAGAAGATGTAAAAGTGTGAACATTGTAAGTAGTTCCGCCAGATGAATATTGACTAATAGTTCCGCCAGTAGCAGTTAGAACACTACTTTGATTTACATAATTCCAAGCCTCATCTGTACCGTTATAAATACTTATCTGTTTTTTTGATGTATCGTATACCATTTCGCCATCAGTCATTCCAGTAAGTGCATCAACTTGAGCAGTAGTATATTGTTTAAGTTTTAATGAAGAAGATAAAGCAATACCATTACCAGAAGTCTTTTCTGATATGTTATCGACTTTTAATTCACTAGCCATTGACTAATTCCCAACCTTGAGTGTTATCACCGTTGTAAGCATTCTCGTTCCAAATATATGCTTCTCCATCATCTGGATAAGCTATTGGAGCTTGCCATACCCAGTTTTCGTCTAAAGCCCAACTTGGATATGGTTGTGGTGGATAAAACACATCATTTTCTTCATCAAATGTGAAGCCAATACCTGCGTAGTTCCCACGATAT